CCTTTGGATAACGTTTTTAGAACATTAATAACATATAATTTAACAATAACTCAAAATTAAAATAAAATGGCAGAAACAAAAGTATCAGCAAGGGACTACATCCTTTTAGCTGACATAGACGGAGATGGTACATTTAAACCAGTCGCTTGTCTTACAACTAACTCAATGACATCAACTGTTAACACTATTGATGCAACTTCAAAATGTGGTGACTTGTATCAAGCTGGTCCTTCATTTACTCAATCTTTTAAAGGAGATGGTTTTGCAATTGATGAAACAGGTGTTGCAAGTAAAGATTCTTATAAGTCTTTATATGCTGCTCACGCTGCAAAAACTGCTTTCAATATGAAGATGGGTAAAGCAACTCCAACAACAGGAGATATTGTGTATTCAGGTCAAGTATTTATATCAAACTTTGATGTAAACGCTGCTGATAAAGATGATGTTAAGTTCTCTGCGACTTTCGTAGTAACTGTACCACCATTAACACAAACTGCAACTGTATAAAAAAACCTAAAATATGTTTGAATTAAGACTGAACAACAAAACTATCCATTTAAAATGGGGTACTTGGGCAATGCGAGAGTTTTGCCAAAGAAACAATATAACAATTGATAAGTACTTTGAATTACTTGGAAAAACACAATTTGATATTGACTTAATTGTTCAATTAGTATTTATTGGGTACAAGTCTGCTTGTATTTCATTAAAAATACCAATTGAGCATACAGAAGATGAGGCTTGTGATTGGATTGATGAAATGGGAACTATTTTTAGTTCTGATAGTGTTTTGATAGATTATATCAAATTTATAGTTGATAATACAGTTAATTCTGTAAAAACAACTTCTTCAGAAGAAAAAAAAAAGCCTAACAAGTCTAAGTTGGGATGATATATTAGTTAAGGCTGCTGAATGTGGATTAAAGCCTAATGAGTTTTGGGATATTACTTGGAAAGATTTTTCTATTATTGTAATGGGAAAAGAAAGACAAGAGTTAAATGAATGGGCGAGGACAAGAAACCTCGCCTATATTATATATCTAAGTAATAGTACCGAAAGCAGTCCTAAATCATTAAAAGCATTTTGGCATATACCAATGATTGATGATAACGAAGAAGAAGAAAAAAAGGAAATGTTAACTGATGAGCAATTAGCAAGAACATTAAAATTATACGGAGTAAATTAAAATAAAATGCCAGAGTTAAAAATAGTTATTTCAGCCGAGAATAAACAGGCTTTAGATGAATTAAAACAACTCCAAGAAAAATTATTTCAATTACAGGAGACAGTAAAGAATTATAAAGGAGACTGGCCGTTAACACATACGATAGAAACTAAGATTCCTGACTTACAAGCTAAAATTACAGCTTTACAAGGAACTTTAACCAAAGCAGGTGTTGCTTTCGATAACTTTGGCAACAATACACAAAAAATAGCAGTAGGCAGTAATAGAGCAGGATTAGCTTTAAATGACCTTTCAAGGATTGCACAAGATGCTCCTTATGGATTTATAGGTATTTCAAATAACCTTAATCCTATGTTGGAGTCTTTCCAACGTTTAAAGAATGAAAGTGGTAGCACAGGTGCAGCATTAAAAGCAATGGCAACATCTTTAATGGGACCAGCAGGTATTGGATTGGCAATAGGAGTAGTTTCTTCATTGTTAGTTGTTTTTGGTGATAAGTTATTTAAAAGTTCAGAAGCAAGTAAAGAAGCAAGTGATAAAGCAAAAGAACACGCAGATGCTTTAAAAGCACAAAAACAAGCAGTAGAACAAATTTATAGTTCTGTTGCTAAAGAAGAAACACAAGTTCTTTCATTAATTGCAGTTTTAAATAATGAAAATGAAACAAGAAATAGAAAGTTAAAAGCATTAGAAGAATTAAAAAAGGTTAACCCTGAAATATTTGGTGGTTTAACATTAGAAAAAAATGTTGTTATTGGTTTAAATAGTGCTTATGAAAAATATATAAGTAACTTAAATTCAGTCATACTTTTAAAAATAAAACAAAAAGAACTTGAAGAAGTAACTGAAAAAATATTAAAAGCACAAGGATTAGCATTAACACAAGAAGATAAAGATTTAATTGCTACAGGTAAAACATTAAAAGATTCTGCAGATTTAAAGAAAACAGATAATCAATTAAGAAAAGAGGCTTTTGATGCACAAGTAAAACAAAATAAAGAACAAGTAATATTAAATGGATTATTAGAGCAGCAAAGAAAAATAACTCAACAAATTAAAGAGGTTTCTCAAGGTGTTGAAATACAAGGAGAATATTCAGCTCCAAAAGCTGCAAAGAAAATTAAATCTCCTGTAAAGTTAATATCAGATGGAGTATATGATGCTAGTTTAGAAACACAAGCAAGAGAACAATATAGTAAAACACCATTTGTAAGTGCAATTCCTGAAGCTGCTAATATTGGTAATGGTAGTTTATTTGGAATGTTTGATGAAAAAACTAATGGCAAAATAAATACAACAGATAATTTACTAAAAAAGTTTTTAAAAGATAGAGAAGATGGTTTCAAAAAAGCAAATGAAGCTGCTCATCAATTTGCTGAAACAATGTCTAGTGGTATTACAAATGCATTAAAAAATGTATTTGATGCCGTTATGAAAGGAGAAAATGTATTTAAAGCATTAAGTGATGCTGTATTACAATTTGCTGAAGATATTGCATTTACAATTCTTAAAGCAGAAATATTAGCAGCAATACAAGGTGTAATAGCAGTTAGTTCAGGTGGAGCAGCAGGTGCAGCAGCAGGTGGTACAGGATTTTTTGATTTATTAATGAATTTAATGGGTTCTGGACAAAAACACGCAGCAGGTGGTATTGTATCAAGTCCACAAATAGGAATGATTGGAGAAGCTGGTCCAGAAGCAATTATGCCATTAAGTAAATTAGGTAGCTTTTTAAATACTACTTTTAACGCAGGTGCAATGAGCAATGGTTCAACAGGTAATGGTAGCCAATTTGTATTAAGAGGGCAAGATTTGCTTCTTTCAGTAAATAGAGCACAAAAGGCATCTAATCTTAAAGGACAAAATATTAGTTTAGCATAATGGCATACGGATTAAGATATACTATCCAACAAAAATTAAGAGATGATAAAAGTCTTGTAGTAAAAATATATGAAGATGGATATAGTGGTTCATCATATCAATATATTGCTACATCAATTAATATACAACCAAATTCTGCTGATGAAGATGCTTTAGCTTGTATAATATCTACACAATTAAATATAACTTTTATATTAAATAGCGAAGATGATTATACTAATTTCCCTGATTTATTAAATTATAATGATACTAAATATTATGTTGAATTAACAATAGATAGCATAATTAAATGGAGAGGATATTTATTTAATGATTATGTAGGTTTAACTTTTACAACAGGAATACAAGAAGTTAATTTAACTTGTATAGATGGTTTATCATTTTTAAGATATAAAATTTATAATCCTACTGAAAATAGTAATGGTTTAATAAAGTTATTAGATTTAATTAATAATATTTTATATTTTTTACCATCATATAATTACACTTCAATGTATTTATGTTGTTCTTATTTTGCAACAGGTATGTTTAATAGAACTGATGCTTCAGGTAATGACCCATTTAATCAATCATATCAATATAGAAGGGATTTTATAGGTTTAGATTATTATACTATTTTACAAAATATAATGTTATCTTTTGGTTGTAGATTGTTTCAATCAGAGGGAGATTGGTATATTTTACCAATGAATCAAATGGCTTCTACAATATATTATTCACAATATATTCTTTCAGCTACTGTTCCAAGTTTAGGTAATACTGGTATATTTGATAAATCAGTATCTATTGAGCCTTACTCTAATAGTAATGTTCATTTTATAAATAATACACAAACTAAAATAGTTAGAAAAGGCTACCCTACAATTCAAAGTATTGTCGATTATACACCTGCTAATAATTATATACATAATGGTAATTTTAAATCAGTTGTATCTTCGCAAGCAGTAGGCTGGGATGTTTCAACAACTGGTTCTTCACAAGTTATATTAACTCAATTCGCAAGTGTACAATTTAATAGATATTCTATATTTTATATAAGTTCTGGTAGTGCTTCAATTACAACAAATTCATCATATTTAGCAAATATGTATGGAGCAAGTGCAACATTTTCTTTTGATTTTCAAGCAGCAAATAATGGTCAACAAATACTTGTTATTATTACAATTACTATTGCTGGTACATTGTATTATTTAACAAGCGATTTATATTGGAGAACAAGTTATGCAGAAATACCTAAAACATATACTGAATCAAATAGTTATCAAAATGAAACAATAGATATTCCTTTAGGTTCATTACTTTCCCCTAATCCAACTTTAACATTTCAAGGACCAATAACTATAAAATTAAAAGCTGATAGTACTCACGTTGGTGGATATGTTAGAAATGTAATATTAAAACAAAATGGGTATGAGATAAAAAATGCAACAATTACAAGAACTATTGGGAATCCAAGTCAAATTTCAAAATCAATTAATTTATATTATGGATTAAATTATCCATTATTAGGTCAATATGAAGTTTATAATAATATTGGACTTATAACAAATTCAAGTGGTACTATTTGGTCGAATTGGTATGTTCAAGGAGCTATTTCTACTACATTTTATTCATTACCTTTTCTAATAATGAGACAATATTCAAATTTATTAAATAAAAATATAGCAACATTAGAAGGTGATTTAGGTAATTATAATAGTTCTGTTGGAATGATAGGATTAGATAAAGTTTATAGTATAACAGATTCATCTACAAATACTTTAACTTATAATGGTAAAAAGTTTATGGCTAATAGGATAACTATTAACCCATTTTTAAATCAAACTAATTCAATGCAACTTATTGAAGTTAGTAGTGCAAACATAGCTTCAACAGAAACTATTGTGTATATAACTGACCAAGAACAAGAAACACCAAGAAGATATTTTTAATATTAATATAGTTTAACTTTGCAATATGGCAGACAAAGTACAAGGAAAAAATATAATGCTCTATTATCACGAACCAGCTTCGGAAACTTATCCGACTGGCAGAGATATAGCATTTGCTTGTTCAACTAATTGTTCATTTTCAGTTAATGTTGACCAAAAGGAAGTAACTTCTCAAACAAGTGCTTGGTATCGTGAATACAAAAATGACATAGCTACTTGGAATGTCAATTGCGATGGGTTAATAACTTTAACAGGTTATGGCTATCTTTTCCTATTGAAACAACAACAAGATAGAACTCAAATTCTAGTTAAATTTGTTATAGACAATGGAGTAGATGGTTTAGTGATTATAAGTGGTAATTGCAATCTAACAAGTTTACAAATTAATGCTCCTTATAAAGATATAGGAACTTACTCGGTTAGTTTACAGGGGTCAGGTGCTTATGGTTTAGCAGGAACAACAATAAATCCAAGTGGAGTGGTAATAGTAGCAGGTGGAGCAGTTTATACGAAAGGAACAACGGCAGCAGGTGGAGAAACATCAATAACTTATACAGATATGATAGGCAAGTCTTGTCTTTATGTATCAAGAGGTGGTATTGATGTTCAAGCAATTTTATCAAGTGG